TGACGTTTGACCTTATCTGTTCATTTTGTTCTTGTAGTGTTTTCTCTAACTCATTTAATTTGACTGCTAATTTATCATGTCGGTTTTCGCTTAGGCCCCAAAGTGCATGCATTAGTTCTGGGGTGGTCTTACCAGCCGAGATTTTGGTTGCGTACTTCTCTAGAACGTTATCGATGCTGAACATCTGGACCGATGAGATACGATGCATTTCCGTGTCAGGGGAACGGTGCACCAGTGACGCTAGCTCGCCTTTTCTCAGCTGAGCAATGATTGAATCGCGATCTCCCTGTATGCCAAGATCCTCGACCATCTGGTCGACTAAGTTCTCTCTGATTCCTAACTTATTTGCATAGTTCTCATTGATGTAATCTCCGAGCCCAGAGAAGAGATCTGGATTGGCATTTGACTGAGCCTGAAGACGCAAGGACCCTTGGACATGTCCTGAAAAGGCTTTGGCGGGAGCCTGGGTGCGGCCTACAGTAATTTCAGCAAGTGCATCACCATATGCTGCGATCCTCCTTGTTGTATCTCGATTCCCCATTCGGGCATCCATGATAAGCCCTTGCAGAGCTTCATCGATTGCTGTTGGCCTGTAGATACCTGAAGGAGTTGTGAATCCTCCTGTATGTGTGCTGATGGCCTGAGGGTGATAGATGTACTTATTTGTTTCCGAGCCAGTCCCAAAGATCAGTCCGCCAGAATCTGCTGCTCCGAATTTCTCTCTTACCGCCCTAAATGCCTCATCTCTCTGTTCTTGGTTTGGGGAAAATAGATCTGAGATGACACCACCGGGAAGGTCGCTTCCCGCCAACTCGTTAATCGAGATGGCCTTGAGATTCTCCTTTGAGTCAAAGTATGCAGATCTCTTGAAGATTTCGGATGCCTCGTCTGCCTTGTCAGAAGTCAGACGTCCAGCTAGCTCGATACCCATATCTGCGACAACACCACCTTGAGCTTGGGTGTGGCCTAGAGTCTGCAAGTTGAATGAGCCCTGGCGACCTGAACCACCAGTTTTAGCTGGACTACCGTGAACGCCTACTGTGCGGTTTAATGCTCCGTATTTTAACTGGCCCTCTAAAGTTGCTCCCCATAGTTCTCTTGCTTTGCCTTCTTTAAAAGCACCTGCCTCATGAAGCTGTCGGTAGATGTAGCCAGCTTCCAACAATGAAGCATTAGCTCCTTGCTTGATAGCAGCTTCATGGATGCCAAATACTGCTACATCTTTAGCGACGGCTAGATCCTTGAAGAATCTATCTGGCGCCCAGCGACCTTTTCTGCTTGGCGATTCCATTGTCAGTCCGACAGCCTTTTCGAAGCGGTCTGCTAGATTGTACTTCCCATTATCGATAATCTGGGGCGTACCTGTTTCTGGATTGATAGTATAGCCAAGCTCCCTGATAGAATTGAGACGTTCGTATAGAGCTGCATGTTTCAGCTCCAATCTGCGTAATGCCTGATCACGTATCTTTCTGGCGTCTGGACTTTGTAAGACATCTTCTCCAAGAGTTAACTTGAACATGTTGTCTTCTAACTTTTGTAGGCCTGAATTTTTAATAGTCAGCGCTTCATCAAATAGTTCTTCCATTAGGCCATGAGTAAGATTAGCCATGTTTGCATCGCCGATCTTCTTTGTGCCCTGGACGGTTAGGAGCTGTGTCCCCCGGACTTCTTTTACGGCAGCCCTCCACCGTTTATCCGCAGTAGTCCCCCGAAATGCATCTTCTAAATGGAATCGGTCTTCTGGACCAGCAGACTGCAAGAAGGCGGCCTCTGCCTTGTTGATCTGCTCTAAGTCTGGAGCAAATATTTTCCTGATTGCATCAACATCTATTTTGTCTGGGTCCAGTGCAGCGATGAGTCTCGGGTCGTTCTTATTGGCCTCGTATAAAGCACTAAGCTTCTGAGCGTATCGCCAGTCTGTCTCTCCTTTGATAATTCCCTTGAAGGCCATCAGCTTGTCTTGTCTTGTGAGGTCTCTGTGCATCTCGCCAGCAAGTTGTATGGTGGGCTCTCCATTGACCAAGTCTTCTTTTAATTCAGTCAAGTAGAAGGCTCTTGCATTGTCGGGGATGGTAGTCATCCTGCCATCTGCCCCAATGCCTACAAAGTCACCAGGGTTTAATGTAATGGTCTTAAGAGCCTCGTCCAACTCTATGAATTGCTTGAAGGCTTGTGAACCTGTGTCTGCCGGGTCCAGATAGTTTCTGAGCTGCTCTCTATAATCGAGCATTTCTTGGAGATAATCACCAGAGAGACCCTCTCTTAAATGATTAGCCAAATCTCCCAGTACCCCGCCCTCTGCTTTAGAGAGCTTTGCGATCTTGGCGTTTACCGGACTGTCTGGGCCAAAGGCGCCAAGTGACTTATTCTCCTTATAGCCAATACGATCTGCCAGAACAAATTCGTCTTCATGAAGATGTAGATCTGCTCTATTTGTCATGGAAAATAGTGTGTTGGCTACAGCGTCTGGCATTGAGTAGGTCCTCAATCGGGTCTTGATATCGCCGGCAACAGTTTCCCTTACTCCGAATAGAGCTGGGGTGCTTCGGAATTTATTCCCAGTGCTTGTAACAACCTTGTCCCGGAGTGTCTGCGCAACACTCTTGTTGTCGCCAGTCAGACCAAGAGGATCCGCGCCATAGATATGGCCGGTCCTTGTGGGCATCGCCACATTCATGCTTGTTGCTTGGTTTGCGCTCAACCCTGCGGTTGGGTCCATTATGCCCCTATCAATTAGCTGATTCTTAAGAACTTGGAATTCGTTTGGAGCTAATCCAGAATCTGCCAGCACAAGCTGATTGGCGTATCTTCTGTTCAGTGCCTGGTTTGCCGTCAACATCATCACAGGCTTACTATAATCTTCTCTTGTACGGGCAAGAAACCTCTTGAGGAACTCCCCGCCCTTGACAGAGCCCTTTCTAAAATCCTCCAGACCTCCTTCAAGAGCCCAGTCTAAGAAATACTCATCAGTGCGGCGCACTAGTTCGAATGGATCTTTGTAGTCGTTCTTTAGGATTCTTGTCTTGATATCCGCGGCGCCTACATACTTCGCGACTCCTCTGACCTTGCCGTTCTTTCCCCATCTAAGAATATGGTCTTCGTCTTCCAGATAGAGATTTAGGACTCTCTTGTTTGAGGTGATTCGAACGCCAGTATGGAACATCTTGCCACCTTCTTCTAAGGTGATAAGCTTCATGGACATCTTCTGTTTGTTACTTAGACCAGGGGTAGAGTTGATCTGTTGGACCCGCTCATAGAGCTGTTGGATGCGGCTAGTAAGGCCCTCTCTGCCGGCAAAGGCCTTTTCTAGTTGCGCCTTGCCCTTTGTGTAAGAGACTGGTGTCTCTATTCCTGTTATAGACGACAAGGCGAACCCACCCTCTTCCTTGAGCTGCTTTACAGTCTTGAGGACTCCGCCTTCTGATTCGATCTGTCCATACGCAGTGGCAAGTTTCTTTAATGCTGCTTCGCCTCTTTGGGAAGCCCCCTGAAGCCCAGTTGGTGTGATCAGATTTAGTTTGTTATAAGAGGCGACTCTTTCTAGGTGCTCTCTGTAGAATCTTGTGCCAAGTGGGTTTTCTGCGCTGCCACCTATCAGTGAAGTGAGCTGCTCTCTGGTTATCGATGCTGGGTTTTCTAGGTCTATGCCGAGACCGATTGCGGTCTTCTGTAAGCCATACGAACGTATTAGCCCCTTCACTGTTGAGCCACGGATGAGCCCCATCGCATCTGCTACACCTTCTGCACCAGCTCCCGGATAGAAGAGGGACGCGACTTGTTCTGCGGTTCTGAAGTTACGGTTGCCTCGAGCTTCCATAATCTTCTTGTACATTCCGCTTGCTTCTTTCTGGGCTCTCCATGGAGCCGTGAGTGTTCCTTTCGCAGAAATATCTCTATATGTGCGATATGCAGTTACACCCGCACCAGCAATCATAATTCCCGGTGCTACATAGTCCCCAAAGAAATCATTATTTGCCATTACCTTCCGTACCTCTTAATCTCTCTGTCGAGCTCTTTTCTTCTGTTAGTCCCTACATCTAAGGTGATTCTAGTTTGATCTCCAGATGTTGGCACAATCTCTACGTCCAAGTCATTCAATCTTAGAGCAGTCAATGACTGCACGATATCTTCTCTTATTATCGTAGGACTCATCAGATCGCTAGCCGCTTCGTTTAGATATGGCTTTCTTGCTGCAGAGCGCTCGTCGCCTTCCCATAAATCAAAGTCGTGGAAATCCATACCCTGAGCTTGGACCACCTTTAGCTTTACATCGTCCATAGTTACTGCTGGGTGATAGCCAATCCAGTCGGCCTTTGGTGCATCAAAAGGAGACTCTTCAAAATAGGATTCTAACTTCTTTGCTCTAATATAGTCTGGGAATGTATTGCTGCGAACGTCTCCGCCCTCTACTTTGTTTATGTAACTATTCCAAGCATTTGTATCTGTAGCTTCGCCTTCTGTGGCTCTAGAAGATTCAATTGCTATTACAGCTGCTTGTTCGTCTGAGGTTAGATTCCCCTTTGCAGCTAGACCTGCATAAATTTGTTTCTGCCACTGTGCAGTATAGAATTTACGAGTATAGCGCGGGACCATCTCTAAGATACGCCCCTTCTCCTCTGGCGACTCAGACGTAATAAACTGTTCAAAGAATGGTAGTTCCTCTCGAGGAAGGACCTTCTTCACTGTATCCATATCAGCATATGGATCAGCGCCGAACATTGTGTATTCAGCTTTTCTCGCAAAAGCAAAAGCGGCCCGACCCTCACCTTCTCCTCTAGCATTAGCCTCTAACCGCTTGTACTTCATGTACTCGAGCTTATCGAAGTATTCGGTCAGATCTCTCTTCTCTTGGACGCTATCTGGAATGCCTTCGTAGCCAAAAGCATGAGCTGCATTGTACAATGCTGGCTTGATAAAGTCCTCGATAGGGCTGTCCCAGCTTGGCGATCTAGTGCTATACAGGTTCCTGTCTTCGTATTCTGTTATAGAGTCTACTGGACCTGCGAACTTATGCACGGGAGAAATTGGCAGTAGGTGTTCCACTGGATTCATTCTGCCTGCTTTAGTGATACCAGCCCAATATTTCCCTATCAAAGAATCTGGCTCTTCTCTGAACTTTACCTTCTGTTCTCTTTCTCTCAACTCAACCTTGGTGCCTTCGTAGAGAGCTAGATCTTTCTCGGAGAGACTGCCGGATGACGCAAGACCTTCTATCTTCTTGGATATATCTTTGAACTGCTGAGAGAATGGAGCGATGTCGCCAAGGATTCTATACTTATGAATGTCTGGATAATCCTCAGGATTGACACCAGCAAGTTCTTTAAATCTAGATTCGTATCCGCTTCCTGGAAGTCTGTATTCACCTTCCGGGATTGCCTGATATGGATCGCCATGGCTGAAGTCGATATAATTTTCAGGACCTGGCATCCATGATGGCATTTCGTTCTGAATTGGGTTTACCTTCTCCAACTGGAAGCGCTCCTTTGGAATGAAACGTCGAAGAGCTTCTGTTGTGGTAAAACCACCACCGATATTTGAGTCCCAAAACTGATCTCTCATTGATCCCACGTCAGCAAAGCTGGCGAGAACTGGTTGGTCTACACCGAAGTCGCTGCTCCCCGTCACGGCCTTCTTTACAGCAGAGAAGATGAAGCCAGGTAAACCTGATGCTTCCGTGGCCTTATATGCCATTTCCCCAGCCAAGAAGGACTGGTCGTAGGGTGATGCAGCGGCGGGCGGACCAAGGCCGCCTAATGCCTCGCTAGGGGCCTCAGATACGTTCTTTCCAAAAAGTACTACTTCGCCAGCAGAAACTCCTTCTCTTCCTCCTGGAGATACCTCATCCTCATGCATGACCTTGGGCGGCTTGAGAACTCGTCCAATAGTCATACCCCAGAGAGTGCCGAGTGGACCGAAGCCACTTGTGTCTGGTCCTGTGATAGGATATGGACGTTCGTAGTAGAGTTCTTTCTCTCTCCAGTACGGATCGATAACGCTTTTAATCATTCTGCTGAATGGTTTGTCTGCGTAATCTCCGAACTGAAGTTCGTCGGCAGGGGAATCCATTAGACGAGCGTACCAGTTTGGGCGGTAATACTGCGTCTGCTCCCCTTCGATATCTGTTCTGCCCATTTCCCAGAAGGCACCCTTGCGGACAGCTACTTCTGTTTCTCCTCGTTGTTCTGCGACAACTTCATCGTAGTCTTTGTTAGAGCCAAGTGCTCCGAGGAGGAATGGCAAGCTCATGGCTCCACCGATAGCAGCACCGATGATGCCAAACTTTCTCCCTCTAGTCATAGGCTTGCTTAAGTCGCCGACTATAGGGAGATCCCTCTTGAGTGCCCCCATGGCATCTGGCAGCTGGTGGACTTCTTCTCTCGCGGCAAGCCATCCGGTTTTGCCCGCCTCAGCAGCAATAGGATTAGTTATGGAAGCTATAGTCGCCCCAGTCACAGCTCCTGCAAAGGGGAAGGCTAGCACTCCGAGTAGTCTATGAGATCCCTCGGCTTCTCTCTCTTGGGCCTTGTTGAGACTTGTGAGGCCCAGCTTATCCGAGATGCTCGCATAGATTCTCTGGGTCGCGCCAACTGCTGCACCACCGACCTGAGCTAGAGATTTGTCAGAGACAAGTTCTGTCACTCGACTGCCTAACTCGTAGGCCGCCGTGAGCCCTAGCGCGAGTGGGATAATCCGCTTTGCATGTCTACCCCAGAGGTCCATTGTCGAACCGCTGTAGTCTCCACCAGTCCCGAATAGGTTCTTTAAGAAGGCATAGCTCTTTGTCTTGCGGACTCCAGCGAATAGATCCTGTTTACCAACGAGGTCTTCGATGGCCTCAAGTGGCTGATCTAACATTCGAAGATAGCGTTCACTCATCTTCTTCGTAAAGACTTCGCCCTCTTGCATTACGGCCCTAGCCTTGGGCCCCATGACAGAATCTGCGCCCTTCTCTACCAGCTTAGGATCTATGAAGGTTTCGACTAGTTCTCGAGTTGTTCCTGTTAACTTTGTCGACTCTGGAGTCTTGTAGACCATGTATGGAAATTCATTTGTGTGACTAATGGGTCTTGCGCCCATCGTCTCAGACAATGTGTCCATATCACGGATTACCTGTTGGTACTTGGAGTGTCCTGTCGCCGGATCAATTGGCCCTCCCATATCCCAACGTCGGACACCAATCCTTACATCAGGAGATACAAGTTCCTTGATGGCTCCATGTTCGTCTAGACTAAAGAGACCAGGGGCCTTGCCTGGTGAGGCGATACCACCTTCTACCAGTTTGGCTACTTCACTCTTAATCTCTTGATTTGATAGAGTTAATGACTCGCGGGCAGCCTTGGAGCGAACGTATTCTTCGAGGTCTGCTTCCGAGAATGGAGCTACCTGGAATCCGTGCAGCTCCTCTTCGGGGAAGAGACTCCTTCCTATTAGCGCCTCATAATGGCTTTGAGCCCCCTCCAGAGCAGAGGCAGGGATGTGTAGCCTCGAGTTTGCATTTGTAAAGGTCTGTCTGCCTAGCGCACCATAGAGGCCGAATGTTCTTGGGATGCCCCCAAATAATTCCTCGAAATACTTAGTCCCCTCGAGAAGGAAATCACCTACGGTTGCCTCTATCTTCCCATTCGCGAGCTTTGTTTTTCCCCGAACTTCGTACCAAGGTGTCTGGCCAACCTTGTCTAGGCCTCCAGATAAGTATTTGAATTTATTAGGATCTACTTGGATTTTTATAGTAGTTGAGGCCCACCGTACACCCACAATGGCAATAGAACCAAACGCAGCATACTTAAGTGCGTTTGTCCATCTATTGTAATCGGCTTGCTCGTGGCCGGTTACCTCGATGAATGGACGTCTATCTATCCCTTGGATGGGTGTGTTTGTGGCCATTTATCTCATTCCCTTTTGTCTAAAGAATTCTTCACGTAGCTGAGACTGCTGTTGTTGCTTCTCCCTTCTCATTGTGTCGATCTCTCTTTCGAGCTGTCTTGGATCTTGGATATCATTCCATTCTCTACTCATATCCTTAATCTCTTTCTGGATATCGATCTTGTGCTTCCTCTTCTCTTTCTCGATATCCTCTTCAGTAACTATTCTGAATGGTGGCTCGATTACCCTGCCCATCAATGTAGCTTCTGCTTGAGCTGCTCTTTTGAGCACTGTCTGCCATTCCATCTTCTCAATATCCTCGGGAGTGTAAGATGGGAAGGCTCTACAGATGGCCACTGTCAGTTGGTCCTCTATGTTGTCTATGGCACCACGCTGAGAGTCAAGCTGTTGGATAATTGTGTCGGCCTTGAGGGCGCCTGAGAAATATAAGATAGCCTTTACTACCGTAGAGACGACGCCGGCTGGTTGATCCAGCCGGCAGTCTTCCACGAATAGCATCTTATCTTCGATGTCTAATTCTGGAGGGGGCTCTTCGTCATAAGAAGAGAAGATGACGCACTTGTTGTATACGAATTCTTCTAGGTCGATGTCGATGTCGGCGCCTCTTATGAGGCGCGCTTCACGGAGCTTTTTGTACTCTGACCAGGGGAGGGGAGTCCAAACAACGTAGCCATCATCGAATAGAGTTTGGTATAGCGATGAGGTCGCTACCTTGCTTGTTAAATAATGCATTCTGAGAGAACCTCAGTATTGGTTAGCGTCTGATAGGAATATCTCTTGTTGGTTTTTCTACTTGTCCCTTAATAGAGATTGTTGCGCTCATAGTGGCACCATTGTGAGATGGACTGTTGGAAGTGGGGCGTTGACGTCTAGAGAGAAACTGAATGACTGGGCGCCATCAAGGCGAGTCCAGTCAGAGGTCCTACCTGAGCGGACAAAGACTGTCGATACTGGAGTGACACTTTCGCCTACTCCATTTAGCCCCCAGGTGACCTTCATGGTATCAGTCTCGTAGACCATGGTCGCTCTTGGGGCGAGAGCTTCTCTAAGATGTTGGTGCGCGGGACCACGTGCCTGCTCGGCTACTTCTAGAATCTTAGGCTCTACGTTCTCCCACTCTTCATCCTTAAAAGTTAAGGTCCCTTGGATGGGCTTCTCATCTACCCTCTGGGTGACGATCTCGATGCCTCCAGAGCCATCTGGGTTTGCGATGACAGTCGTTGTTTCCTCGACTAGAACTACCTCGTTCTTAACGAGCTTTAATAAATCTGGTCTATCCATTACTTGATCTCCGGAACATTTTCAGTGTATGGCTCTGCGTCAATGCCCCAGATGCCGCTGATCTTGCGAGGAGAGCTTGTGGCCTTGAAGACTGTAACCTTCTTGCCGTTCTTCTCCCCTGTAACCTGCTTTCCGTCTGCCTCGTAGAGGACGAAAACATCGCCCTCCCCGAGACATTCAAATGATAGCTTCTCTGTCCACTTAAAGCCTCTGTAGGCTCTTACTGATCTACTGTTAGGATTCATAAACTTTCCTTAGAGCTTGTAGCAAACTTCTAGGGCTTTCTGCTGTGACAAGAACTTCGAGTGCTCCATCACAAGGTTAAAGAGTGTTGGCATTAGCCCAGCTTTACTCATCGTCAAGAACTGAGGAGAGGCAGATGGGTACAGCAAGCAAAGCATGACAACCTTCTCATGCATCATTTCTTCAACTAGAGCGGGATCTTCTCTTGCTGTTGGACCTTCGGAGAACATCCTGATTTCCTTAGCAATGTTCTTGTGTTCAATGCGGCGTAATGGTCTTAGCAAATACAGAGACGTAGCGTCTGGGACGAATGCATAGACGTCTCCATAAAGCTCCTTCCATCCCTCTACCATTCTGCGTGGTGGGGCGTCGGGGAACTGCTTAGCCATGGCGTCCAATGGATCGAGGATTTCTTCCTCTTCCTCTACTTCTGGCTCCTTCACTTCTGGCTCGTCTGCTTCTAGAAATTCGCTAACTGCTGCTGTCTTCGGTGTTACTTTCATTGGCATCCTTATTCAATTGTCCTTGCTATAAAATTGTCTTTATACATTGGGTTATAGTTGTATGTGAGTTGGCGTTCTTGCTTTGTCTTTACTAGATGACATGGTTGACATAGCATCTGACAATTTTCTCTAAGACTAGAGCCGCCAATTGCTACTGGAATTATATGATCAAATTCCTTTCTTGTCTCTATAAGAGTATCACATCTATTACAATATCCCAGCTGTTCTGAATCTACCTGCCGTGCTGTCACCACTGAGAACCTATATTGTTTACGTCTAGGTCCCTTGACTTTGCTCCGGTCTGCTATCCAATTCTGATGCTCAGGACCAAATTTAGTTGGAGGTCCTTGTCCTGGCTCTGACTGGTGTCTCTGAGGTCCTGAGGCAATATTTTTCGCTGTTTCTTGACGGAGGATATCTAAATAGCCCTCTGTTTTATAGAGGCCCAACTGTCGTGCTTTCGATTGGATTTGCCTGTCGGATAGCCCGAGTTCGCCAGCGAGCATCTTGTCAGATGTTGTTGCGAATTTTGTCGTTAACATTAGAACTCTATCTTCGGGCCATGGTGTAATCTGGATGTGCCAATGTCGATGATTCCATGAAGTTAAGTTCTTTACAGATACACCCGTTTGTTCAGAAGTTAGTTTATAACTTCTTGTCTTTTCTAAGATCTTCTTAACATCTTCCATTATTCAATCGTCCGACATATGAAATTATAGACCTCGCCGACAGGTTCTCCACTAGATATAATCGTTTGTGCCTGTCCTGTCAAGTAGACATTCTTTAGCTTGCGGACTGTGTGATCTGCTTCCGGATCTGTGTAATCTCCGAAGACTGCGTAGATATCGAATGGAGCCATCAGGTCAAAACGTGTGTTATATCCTTGGGGAATTCCAGAGAATTGGTTTGATTGACTGAGTTTGTTTATGTTTGCTTCTCTCGCTAATGCCCTGAATTCCTTATTCCCAAGCCCACGTACTTGGTTTATAGCCTGGTTACTTAGATATGAACCAGGGGTGAGAATGCTCGTGGGGCTTGTGGAGACCTGAAGTATTGAGTTTGGTGCGCTTCTGCGCTCCTCGCTGACCCACTTGCGCTGTGAGCGTCTCCCGATTGCATTTACCCCAAACTTCTTCTCTAGCATTGCAGCAGCAATGATTGCCAAATAACCTGCCTCAACAAAGTTGATTACGAAATTCCCCTGCACCAAGAGGTTGCCGCTGGCCACTGTGTCGAATAGCTCGGAGGCGTATCCATAGATTGGCATCTTATTAGTTGCTGTTGAATATTGGATCTGGACGATTTCGTCTATCAACACATCATCAAAGTATATCTGAGCCTGTGTCCCACTGTAATATTGAGGGATATATTTACTTGCAGTCTTGGCTGCGTTTCTCCGCTTTTCTGCTTCGAGCTCGGCCTTGCGCCTTTCTTCTTGCTCGAGCATCAGTGTTCTAAGCCCGCCAGAATTCCATAATGCTTGTGCAGGGTCTGAGATGGCCCTGACCTGAGCTAGGGTAATATCATCAACTGCTGGATTTGTTGGCGGCCCTAGTCCTGCAAGTGCAGCGTCAAGGTCTTGAACTTCTTCAGCTTTTGGGCGACGGGGGTCATCTCGGCTTACTGTTTTTGCTGGAGGGGCAGGTGGCTGCTGGGACTGTTGCTCCGATGGAATACGAGTAGCCGCTTGTCTATTTACAGTACCGCCGCCAGATTGATTCCCGTAATTCTGCTGCACCCATCTATCATCCGCCAACGCCTGCTCTGTAGTCGTATTGATAGTGAACCCATTTGTGACGTTACGACTAAATACCCGTCCGCTTGGCAGTTGAGTACCCTCGGGGACTCTAGACCATGCGTCGGAGTTCCTCTGCATCGTATCGCTATCCCCTGAAATTCTATCTCTAGTTGCTTGATCTAATGCCATTTATCTTACCTATATGGATTACGTGTTTTGCGGATTAGCTCTTGCATTGCTGGAGAGGCTTCTCGGTTCATTAATGATGTGAAGTTTTCAACAGGTTCGGAAGGTTGTGATAGCGGAGAAGTATACCCACCTGGACGCATTAAGGCCATATGAGTTGCTGTATACTGTACTGTGTTTTCCGTGATAAGGTCTTCTACTGACATGACCTGACCTTCAGCAGAAATTTCCACTCCGAAGATTACTAACTCGGAGGCATACCCATATTCATTAGCAAAATGGATAACGATGTCGAACTGAGGCAATTGGTCTACCATTACATACGATAGGTCCGCCAGGCTTGTGGGAGTTACGGCATTTGAATTCACATCCCCTGGATTTCTTCTAAGCAAATCAAAAAGAACGTGTCTATCGAATACAGTAAAGACCATCGAACCAGCGATGGTACGAGTGCCACGAGTACGACCCTTTTCCCCGACGTGGCCGAGGGCACGCACAGGGTACTTTTCACGGAAGATGCTATATGAGATTGTCTGTAGGTTTCCTAAGACTTTGAAAATGGGATCCTGCCCATTTGCCGCTGGCATAGATATCATAGCGCGGATATCTGTACCCGCGTATGAGTTGTATGACTGTGAGAAGATGCTCTCTTTATAGGTTAGGTCGGCCATTGAATCTCCAGAAAAGAAAAAGGGGAGCTCCCGTCAGGAAACTCCCCTTTTCAATTACAGAAGATCCTTTTATATGTCAAACAGTTTGTTTAGACACTGTTTGGATCTACGAAGGCCTGCTTCGCTGTACGCCATGGGTCGATTGTACGACAGACGAATGTCATCTGGTGCTCGAGGACGATGTCATCGATAGAAACACCCGAACCTTCGTTCAGAATTTCTACACCGTAGATACGCATTGTTGCTGCCGCACCATACTCATTGGCTGCTGCAAGTGTAATATCGAATGGTGGAATTTGGTCTGAGAACCAAGGCTTAACCGCAGTCTGATCGTCACGAGGACTTGAACCGAAGTTTGTCTCTGCTTGGAAGGCAGTTGCACTTGGGCTGTTCCCCGAGTTTGGGTCAAGGGCGGAAATGGTGCCATCGTCTAGGCCGTCTGGTCGCAAGCTATCCTTATCGGCCCAGAACTTAGCCGACTCCATTTCATGGAGAAGGGCATGTCTGTCGAACTGGATGAATACTAGCGAGCCAGCGATACCACGCTTTCCCCTAGCGAATGCTCGAGGATCAGGGTCACCCATCGTATAGATTGGGGCCTTCTCACGGGTTACGCTCCAGGAGATACCCTGGAGCGTTCCGATTACTTTGTTGCCGAATACAGCACGAATATCAACACCGCCGAAGCTATTGTATGATCTGATAAACTGGCTGCTGAGTTGCGGATTTGCCATTGACTAAACTCCTTACTGAGCTAGAGCAACGTCTACAGTGATCTTACGTAGTTCGTTGATGACCTGTAACGTTAGGGTTAACTTTGCAGTGCCACGAATCTTGTCTAGCGCAGTCTGCGTCAGAGCTAGATTGAATGCCTCTAGGGCACCACCAGAAGCTCTCTGCAGATCCGATAGGCCCTTCTTGAGGGCTGTCTCGAGACCGGCCTTCTTGATCCCACTAAGTGGGTCACCAAGGAACGGACGAGACACATCGCGGCAGATCTTAACCGCTTCAGAAACCAATCTCACTGTCATGTTACGTGTGAAGTCAGAAGTTGGCAGGGCAGAAGACGGTGCGTCTACTACAATTACGCCTTCTGGACGCTGGTCGAACACAACATAACGTGCTTTTGCCAAAGAATCCTGATGACGCTTTGCGAGCTTCATTGGGAGTCTGATTCCACGGCCACCGATGAACTTAGCTGTAGCGCCTCTCCACGATGGGAGTCCAGCGAGCAAACCAGCATAAAGAGCAGCGCCAGAGTTGATATAGCCTAGTCCTGAAGTATCAGCATCATTGCTCAAAATCGGCCATGAAGCTACTGTGCTCAAGAACTTACCCATATCAATCTCGAAGTCGTTACCGTCGAGCAAAATCTCATCATCATCAAGATCTCCAGTCTCAGTTGCCTTGTAGCCTGGGTCGAACTGTGAGTTGTCCTCCATCAAGAGGCCAGCCACGAACTTGTTACCAAGCAGACCGGTTCCGTTTACACTGACATCTCCCTCAATGAAGGCTGGAGATTTACCAATCCACTGAGCCATTGCAGCAGCACTGAAATGGTTTGTAGGAGGACGAACACCGATGACACCATTGATGGCGACTTCGTTCTCTGTCATCTCTTGGCAGAACTGAGCGAGACGGTAAGCGAAGTTGACTTCGTGATAGGTATAGCCATCTTCGTCAGTTGCTTCTGGGTACCACATGTGGCGAAGCTTGCCGTCAACCTCTACCGAACGATGGTAAAAGAGCTGATCTGTTTGGTATACAGCCATTGTTGGGCTTGCTGCAGCGACCACAAGGCCATTGTCATCAACAGAGAAGCTTACGTCACGGTCGAAGAAGAGTCTTAAAACTGTGTCGTCATCTGCATCTTCTTCCCAAGAAAGAACACGAGCCGTACGAACCAGTTCTCCCTCAGTAAGGTTATCGCCGAAGGCAGAACCTTGAGCCGTAGTGAATACTGCCCAGAATGCGCCACGTCCACCTGTTGCAAGAGCAGTGACTGCTGTAGTGCGAGCACCAGCATCGTCAAAGGTCACGTCAACGCGATCTGCGAAACCCGCGATAGTGTTTACTTCGGTGACATCTGCCAATGCCTCATCTGGAAGTGCTGTTGCACCGGTGGTTCTGCCATCAAGAGCAGGGTCGTCAGCATACACACCTGGCATTACGATTACCGAAAAATCTGTAGCTTCCAAAGCCATGAAAGCATCTTCCATCGCTTCGTACATATTCATCTTGGCAGGAGATACTTCGTCAACTGCAAGAGCGCCAACAGAGCTTGTTACGTCAACCGTCCAACCTTCGTCATTGGCGACCTTTGGCAGACCGTTAAAGTCGGAGCCTGGGGTGACCAATAGCGGCTGTACGTTCGTTCCGTTATTCGCATAAATTCTATTAGTAAGGATCTTGTCTGCACGGATAGGCTTTACAGTCGAGATAAAGCGAACTTCGTGATCTGCTGCTTCTGCGAAGTTGCCTGCGTTTACCGTAATCGCACTTGCAAGTGTGACTGTCTTCTGTGTTGCGTCGAAAGATTCGACTGCACGCTCTGCGATTACAGCACCATTAGACTTACGGAGCTGGACAACATAAGCATTCGTTGCAGATAGTGGCTGCAAGAGAGCAAGCCTAGTTGCGGCATCTGTCAGAGTTATGACTGTTGGGGCGCCATCATCGGTTGTGAAGATCTGGGCTGCTTCATCAGCGAGAACCTTGACCTGCAAACCAATGGAGCCAAAAGCATTATCGAGCGCCTTTTCTCCAGTGACAGTTACGACACCTAGGTCGACAGGAGCATCTGGATCGTTAGAATAAACGAGCTGGCCTGAAGCTGCATCGAAAACCTTTAGAAGATCGAGAGCGTTGTCGTAGAGAACGCTGATCTTGCTCAGAGCATCCGAACCTTCTGCAGCTGTTTCAACTGTGTAGCCTGCTGCTCCGGTCACATCTCCAATGTGCTCGATCTTACCCTTCGTAGCGAGAACACGGAACGCCAGAGCGTTATCGCCTCCCCCTTGGAAGACCTCAACAAGGCCACGACCGAGGGTGCCGCTTAGCCCGAATCTTGATAGAGCAGAGCTTCCGGAAGCAACTCTCGTCTCGCTCTTAGAAGGACCCTTCTTTGCTGTGCCAAGTACGACAACAGTAGGGCCTGCTGGCGGAGCTTCTGGACGAAGGCTACCGTCGCGGATACCTACTACGATACCTGGAATATTTGGGAACTTGTCTGCCATTAGTAGTACTCCTTAACTAAGGGAACTTGCAACGATTAAGCTGCGAAGCGTGTGTTCACGAACAACTGTTACTTTTTCCGTGTGGACATAATATATCAGGGGGCGGATGACAATCTTCTTATTTTCGGGGGTGATCACTGCATCAGCGCCACGCCCTTCGTATCTGATATGATTTACGCCATTCGCTTCGAAGAACCATGTCCATGAATCTATAAAATCTTCGAACCAAAGGGCCCGTTGATTTGCGGTTTTGTTATTCTGGGCGATGATATCAAATTCAACTCTGTTGTCGAACCATTGCCCGAATGTGTAGATGTTAGAACCTGGATGATCTGGATCTATGATTGATTCTCTTAACATCTTTCGCCTTTGACGAATATTTCCTTCATTCATCGCGGCTCCGACTGTTTTTCTTTCATAGGTGCCAGGCAATCTACTTACTACACTATAAGTGATGACTTCACCATTGATATTATCATCTTTTTCGGGGAATTCTTCTGTGTAAAAGATTTCCTTCTTGGCGCCATCAATTTCTTGCTGACGCTTCAAAGCTTGCCCTACTAATCTAAAGAACCCATCTATATCAGTTGCAGGAAGTGGAGAGCGTAATCTAGGACTACGTGCCTCTTCTGCAGCCTGACTGGTTAGTTGGGCTAGATAATTATCAATTGATGCTTCAAGGATCTGTTTATTTTCCAATGTTTTACCAATAACTATTTGAGTAGGTTAATGTACCGTATTCAGAGTTACTCTGAGAAACAGCTTAATCGCCAGTATTCCGTTCTGCCATGATCTCCTCGGAAACGTTCTGCCATATGGATATTATGCGACTGTAGAATTTCCACTGGAGTTACAATCTTCCCCTCAAGATCAATTGTGGGTTCAAGAACTTTATCATAGTGTGAGACAGGATCAAAATACTCAATGTAGAAGAATGACATTGAGATCGTATGCTTTCCCCATTGCTTATACTTCTCGACGTCTTGATACTCGAATCTATTTGTCTTGTAGCCCGGGACGATGATGTCCTTGAATAAGTACCCCTCTCCATCGCACTTGTCACACCTATAATCAATTTCAGGTTCATTCTCTGGGGTATCTTTGCATTCACATGCAATCAGATCTGTTTCTGAATTTGGATAGACAATTCCGGATCTTGTATCCATCTTGCGTAAGATGAATAGGCCGCCCTTACCTAGTTCATCAGAAGCTCCAAACATAAATTTGTTGAGCTCTTTTCTGAGGTCCAGTTCTAAGCGGCCTGCTGTGTTGCTGAAGGGGCGAAAGGATCTCATTAGTATCTGTCCCTGAAATTCTTCTTACTACGTCTCTGAGCGGCTCCATCGGAGCTTCTAGCATATACTCCTCTTGAGTTCGCAGCGGGGATAACTTGTCCTGTGTAGTTTTCGGGGCGAGCCCATAGGCGTCCAAAATCAGGGGTGTCAGGGTTGTTAATCCCCTTCACTGCCACATCCAGAGTGCGCCCATAGAAACCCCCATCTTGTAGTATGTCTGTGAGCTGGCGGAGCTCTTCGAGCTGCCCCTTATACAGGTCCTGAGCTGCCTTGTCTCTTTTGACCATGAAATCGCCTAGTCTCTTTTGCATCATTGCATTAATAGAGCTACCAGACAAAAGACTAACTATAACTGAAGCTGTAACCCATCTGCTTCTGTAGCTGGCATATGTCGTCGGATTGATAGCTGCTACGTCTGGACAGAAGTTCATTAGATCTGCTTGACGAGAGAAATATTGTACTAGCTGATTGACTGTATCGTCTGGAACGTCAGTGAGGAACTCTCCAGCAATTAAACGTACACGCATGACATTAGAATAGAATGGCGAGAATGCTGTAGTGAAATGAGTTGTTACAGCACCATTGAGAGCCGAGCCGTCTAGGGCTCTGATTCCAGATACTGTCACAAAAATGATTCTATTGCCTACTGGTCTGCTGGGGGCGATTGTAGCTTCTAGTGAAAAATTAATCATCTTCGTCTCCCCATGCTTCTCTTGAGAATTTCGAATTGTCCGTTAAGACGACGATGTCAGGAAAAGCGAAACAGTGGTGCTCTGTGTCCGCCCTATAGGTGAATGCCGGAATAATACGTTTAGTCCCTGTCGTAAGATTAACCTCAACTCTTCTAAAGACCCTAGACAACTTACAAGGCTCTAATCTTATTGAGTGAATAACTGATTGGAATTGTCTTTCCTCTTCCTCGAATAAAGAGAAGTGATCGACATCAATTAATGTTGCAGCAACCAAGTGGCAATCAGCAAGACCCTTGAGGAACGCCATATCCGGATGATCTTCTTCTATAGTTACCTCATCTAGTGGCTGGACCCTGAAAGTAAAATGCCACCTGAACCTATCCTTAGTCATTTATTCCTCGTCGTACCGAACGATAACTTGATAGCTTCTTGTAGAACCAGTTGTCGCACTTGGCAATACTTCCATCTGAAGGGCAAGGTAACTACCGACACCTGCCTCTACAATATCCCCATCAGCTTGATTCTCAGAGAACGGTCCAGCTCCTAAGGAAATAGGATCTGTAGAAGTTGCTAGGAATAGATTTGTTTTTGGTTGTGGAAGGGCATTGGCACTGCTATAGCCTCCAATCCTTGGAGCATGAGGATCTGCTTCTGCATCTCCATTAGCATCACAATACGTATCGAATGTAGCTGCCCAGACCGAGATTCCTGTGTTGGGAGTGCCTGTTGTGAATACTTCGATATTTGAGACTGAAGCAGAATCTCCTAGGTCAGAAATATAACATCTCAGCCACTTTTCATAAGACCTATAGACACCTGCATTTGGTTTCACCAATGGGTTATCGGTACTGACAATTGCGTCATCTGCAGACTTAAACTTCACAGTGGATCCAGCTTTTGAAGTTGCTGATTGGGCTCCAACAGAACCATTCCACTCATTGATAATTATTGTAGCGGCCATCTATTTACCCCTGAAATCTTAGTATGAGTTTTTTGCCACTGACAGTTGCCGAAACGAACATCGGGACAGACATCTGTTCGGTTTCATCAAGCGGGAGATTTTCCATTAAGACTTCAATAAAAGCATCTGATACTGAATCTGGGTCAATATCTTTGTTAAATGTTAAAGTAATCGTCTCGAATCCGAGTGGGACATTTGAAGCTCGGTCCGATGGAACAATACTCACTAGGGCGAGAGTGCCGCTATCCACCGAAGGAACATTGTCGATCCTCCTAAAGCCATCTACTTCTCGCTGGGCAATTTTGAATGATGGGATCTCATCGTTTACTTCTACATATGTGGAAGCCCCAGTATAGAAGGTAAAGCTGTTGATCTCGCTTAGAGGTACGCCTTCGTAAACGTCAAATGAGAATGTATCGTTGAGGGCAAAATTACCAGCTGTGAATATGGCGAAGATTCCATCTTCGAGCTCAACGAGTCGATCTGTGACCAGGACGGAAGACTCTAATCCCCCTGATGTCTTGTGGTATGAGAAGGTGGCTGTGCCGAGCAAGCCAGTACTTCGTATTGTAATTACGAATGTGTCGTCCTCGCCCACGTATGGACCCTTTAGGAGGATGCTTCCAGTAGATGTATTCTCGGCGCCACTCTCAACAGAGCCAATTGTTTTAGAAACAACTTTTGTGCCAAGGATTACTTTGTAAGTGGCATTGGGGGAGAGTGGTGAATTTGGTGTGAATACGAATGTAAGGTTGTCCTCTGTTGTTATGACACCTTCAACGATACCGGTGAATACGTCAGAAGTAAGATAGCTGTGAGGTGGTTCGGGAGTTAAATTCTCCAGAGAGGGCCCCTGGACCACTAGCTTGCTTGTACTAGTCGTGACGATGAATGCGCCCGCCTGGATGCTATCTGGATCAATCTCCTCATCAAAAGTTACAGATATAACTGTGTTTAAGGGACGTCCTTCGTCTTCGTTCTCTGGGCTAGTGGCGGAAATTTCCATTTTTACCTCTTATATTTCTTACGAATTTCCTGAAGGGCCTTAGCTTCTTTCGAAAGTTCAGGTTCGGGCTCTTCTATAGCCTCTGGCTCAGGGACTGCTTCAGGCTCTTCTCCTTCTTTCGTGAATTCTCCTTCTTCGACATTTAGTCGCCAATTCTTTATATCTTCTTCTGGGACATCAAACGATTTTAACAGTCCAACAACAAATGTCTTCAATTCTCTCTCACAAGTGCCATGCTCTCTGAGCAGGACGGCTTCTGCGCGTAGAAAATCTTTTCGAACTTTGTGGTGCATCTTTACTAACGATTCAAGTTGCTGGTCCATGTTTCTAATGATTTCCATATCCGCATCGGGGACTTTTCTTTTCTCGATCATACTTAATCCTATAATCAAAAGTTCAATAATCTAATCAATGACTTGATTCAGCATGATTATAGAAAAAGAAAAAGGGGAGCGCAAGCTCCCCTTTCAAAACCATTCACTATCGAACTAAATTAGGCTTTCTGGAAAGGCAGCCCGATTCTAAGAATTAAGGAGTCTGTGCCTACAGAAGTTCCGACAGGGCAACACCAGTCTCCCGAGTCGATGTCGTTCGCAAAGTCTGTTGTTAGCAATCCAGAAGCAATTGCGTATACGATTGCACCAGGGGTAAAGTTCGCCGAATCTCGTGCAGCCGATGCAATCGAGAGGAAGGATCCGTCGACAGTATAGAGGCTGACGTCCTCATTGGCTGCAGAGATGTCCGAACCGTTACCAAGCAGACCCTGGACATGCATGCCAGCCTGGCTGTTTGCAGCTAGGGCGACCTTGCCAGTTGCGGTAACAACATAAGCAGCCTTGTTTAGTGGAGCAGTGATGGCCGCATTCGAGACAAGACTTGACGAGTCCGAAGAAAGCAGCAGCTTATCAGCGGTGACAGAGCTTGCAGCGAGCTTATCTTCGGTGATACCGAGGTCCTTGACCTGGATCGCGTCAGAACTAATCTCGATTGTGCTATTGTCCACATTCACTGCCAGCTCATCACTTTCTACAACAAGAGCTCCGCCGTCCAACAGGCCGGCCATGATTGCCGCAAGCGAAGCCATCGAGGCCTTCTTGCTGCTGCTGTCTGATGCATCAACAAGCGTAATCATGTCAAGAGAATCTGGAGATGCCTTTGTGCTTAGCTCGCTGAGGGCAAGGGCAAGTACACCACCAGAAGCAGCAAGGCCATTTCCTGCCATTGTGCTTGCAAGCTGAGCGAAGCCGACATACTTCGTTGCGGAGTTAGCAACATCGTAGTAAGGGAAGTAGTCATCATCAATGGTGCTTCCGCTAAATACGCCTGCGCCGCTTGCCAGTGCACTCACATCAAGCTTCACACCTCCAGCTCCGAGGGCCAAGCCAGAGTTGCTATCGAGATCCATCTTCAGTCCTGAGCTGATTTCAAGACCAGAGTTCGTGGCAAGAGTCAATGTGATATCGTTAGTATTAACTACGATGGCCGAGTTGCCCGAGACCACATCGATTATGCCACCTGTCTTTGTCAGGCCTGCGCCAGCTGTAATCGTACCTGAACTGGAGAACTGAGTGAATGTAACTTCGGTAGTTCCCATTGTGATGGCCGTATCAGGGGAGCTGAGCACCCAACCTGTGTCTGCGTTAGTCGAACCCTGCTCTACGAAACAGAACATGCCCGGAGTCATCTCACCATTTGCACCACCAGTATCTGCGTCGGTTGCACGAGTAAGAATGTATGGAGCAGAGATAATGTTACCAGCGTTAGTCACAACATAGATACCGTTCTGCTCTGGGTCTGCCTGATCCTTGATGAGGACTCTGTCGCCGGCAGAAAGAGACACACCGTCTACCTGCTGCATGGCAGCATTCGAGTTGCTTGTCAGCGTGGCCCCAACACCAGAAGCTCCATTGTCATAAGTTACGGCATCTGTTAGAGCAGCGGTAGTTGCCGCGACTACGCTCTTCTTGACATCAAGACCTGATGCTACGCTATCAGCGTACGACTGCACATATGCCTTCGAGGCAGCTGCATCTGATGCTGATGGGGTAGTTGGCAGGCCGAGAATCTCGCCACCACCTGACAAGGTAATATCCTTGTTCGAGCCCATTGTAATACCGTTGGTATCAGCGACGAATGCGCTGCTGGCGATATTAATAGATGTGGCAGCTTCTAGGGCATCAACAGGGACCAAACCACCTGAAGCGCTAAATGTATATGCCTTTGCCATTGTCTCCCCCTGCTTATAAGAAATATATAAGCGTTATAAGTTTTACACTTGACAGTTAATACAAATCATGCTTGCCAAGTTTCAGGAAATCAATAACTGTGCGGTGGTGCTAGTTAAGGGGATATTGGAGGGAAGAGAATAAATGGGCCTGGGTTGATCATAACTAATAGAACTTCTTCAGTTTTAGCCTTGCCCACGACCTGAACGACAAGAGGAAAAGTTTCATCTTCTTCTGTTGGGGTCCAGATTGTCCCTGGTTCTTTACCCGCATAGTATGTACGCCCAGGGATTAGGCCCTCGAAGCCTGCAAGTTCCCCAGCCGAATGGACGCTACAAGATGAGCCACTCTTTGACGAGACAAAACCTATGGATGTCATAGTATCCTGAGAAGAGCCATCGGCTTCTGCAACAGTATTTGAAGATGAAATATAGACGAGAGAGTTTAGAGGAAGACCGGGGTCGCAGGACCACACGCTATCTTCGCCAGGAACGACGACGACCGTACCTCCAGAAGAGCCATTTTGGGAATTGATTGCTCCTGCACGGAGGTACGAGTGTCTACGCATTAGAGAACCGTTAGTTGAAATTCTTCTGAGACAAGAAGACGCTTGTGGTTAAAGACCAGAACTTCGCATGGGCCTGGACCTGGGTCATATCCATAGAGACTCTCCAGGGTGACCTCAGCTACGATCTCATCATCCCCAACAGATATGCTGGTGATAGTTGCTGGGATTCTGATCCTATTCTTGAATGGCGTAGGGGCGATACAGTCGACCTTATTCCTCTGACGGACAAATAAGTAGACTTCTATGTCTGTGTCTTCAGCACCGAAGTTAGACCCCGTAATGGTCAGTTCCGTTGTCCCTGAGCGGGCCACGGTTGCGTCGTCGTCTTGGTCTGTTGAGACATCTGTGACAGTCGGAGCATTGGCTATCGACCATGTTGAAATTGAGAGAATGTCGCCATCAGCATTCTTCTCTATCTGCCTTGTGAAAACCACGTCTGAATCCTCGTCTGTGGTGTCTCTCAAGAACGTCTTCGTTTCGGTGATCGTAGTATCAACGTTCCCATCGGCAAAACCGTCTGCAATTAGACTGGGTTCGGCTAATAGTGATGCCATCAACGAGTTAAGATATGGTTGCTTCATTTGTTAGTTAGTCTCCATGGCCAGCTTATTCATCCTTGTGCGGGTCTTCTTAGGTGCCTCTACTGGCACTTCTGGCTCAATAACGTCCTCGATCACTTCTATTTCCCTGTAGAACTTATCTTCAAGGGTATCTGGATCTTCTTGATGAATGCGCTCAATTCCATACTTGATTACTGTAATCACATCTTCTCGAGGGGAGGGTTTCGCCTTCTCTCTTTCCAGAAGAGAGTTTAGTTCGGCAAGACCAGCCCTTCTTTGCATTACGATTCTTGAAATATGCTTACGCTGAATCTCAGCAGCGGAGAGGGCAAGGATATCCAATCCCCCTGCCCCAAGAGATCCAAGTAGTGGACTCTCTGAGTCGATAGAACGAACAACTCCAGACTCTAAAGATTTGTCGAGAATAGTTCGCTGCTCTACTGAGAGCTTGGATAGTTCAGCCTCTGAGATCTCTCTCAGAGGCTTCGCCTTCATTAAAGTGATATTAGTATCTGGGATTTGCCAGAAGGCACGAGGTGGGTTCAGGTAAATATGCATAATGTTTACTCCAGTTTAGGTTAACCGGAGTAAGTATATGTCTGCTCAATTAACCTTGTCCAGTAAAACCTAAATTAATTAGGCGTTATCGAATGTAAGTGCGATGTACTCGTCACGACCGAAGTTGCCTAGAGGACTCACCTTTAGATAAACAGTCGTGTTTGATGCACCAGCAACATCTGTTACCGACACAGTAGCAGCCCCATTCGCACTTGTCTGGATAATTAGAGACGGTTTGGCCGTAGTAGTAATTTCTGATCCAGCACCAGTTTCGGCTAGGCGCCAAGAGCCGACAACAGCAGCTAGCATGTTTGCGTCGAATACCTGGCAGTGGAACTTACAAGCAGCAGCAACATTTGTGCCACTGAAGTCCTTTACCTGAATAGCGACAGCACGGACATTGCCAACTTCGGCAGCAGCGGTAAGCGAAGCGTAGAGTTGACCGACCTGGAGATCCGCAGCATCGGACTCTAGAGTGTCGACTCTATCGACAATTGATACTTTTGAAAAATCAACCTGTGACATTTTTGACTCCTAATAAAAAGGGCCCTGACACCTTATCAGGCGAGGGCCCTAGCATTCAGTTCAGCCTAATTAATTAGGGAACAGCTACGTTACGAGTTGCAGCAGAGATGCTTCCAGCCACATCAATGTGTGCCGTTGCTGGGAGGATGATCTTGTTGCTGTCTACTACAATGTTCTTTGCAATTGCCAAACCTAGGCCTCTATCCTTTGGACGAATCAAGTAACGCTCGGAAATCTTGATCTTCAGGATGTCAGTCTCAGGGTCTGTCCACTCATTCGACTTAGGACCATGCTCTTCGATGTAGAACCCAAGCTCATTGCTATCTGCCATGATGATGCTTGTGGTGTTCGAGGACACATCATAAGGAACCCAGGGGCTAACAACGATACGGAAAGGCAAGCCAAGATAACTTGGTAGAACTGGAGCTGTGCGCAAGTTCTGATATTCGCCATCTGCACCGATTGGTAGAACGTTTCCGTCTCCATCCTTAGGAACGTGACCGTTCTGGTTAGGCCACGAACGAGCCTGACCACCCGGTAGAGCCTGACCACCGAAGCCAGCAGGGAAATCCTGATGAGCTGGGTTGCCTGTCCACTGACCTGGGTACCAAGCCTGCTGGTTCATCTGGGCGAAAGCACGAAGCTGAGCGTCCTGGAGGAACATGAGCCATGTCAAAGGATGAACGAACAAGAGGTTCGGGGTATAACCATGAGCTAGAACCTGTGCGTACATCTCAAAGACGTCGTCCATCGTGATAGTACCGTTCTGTGCACCTGTCAAATCGCGACCAGTTGTCGTACCAAATGCCGAATTCAATGGGCTCAAGTTGTCGTGGGTTACACGAGCAAGCTTGTACCACATATTCCAAATCTTCTCTTCCTTGTTACGTGCTAGAGCGCGAGCAGCCTGACGAGTTGCCATCGTGATTACATCGAACTGAGAGTAGCGAAGTACCTCATCCGAGAACTTCACGGCAACACCGTACTTGGCTGGCGCGTTAGCGATCTGAGCTGCTGGACCATAGGTCACACGCAATTCAGGGAACGTCTCAAGCTCGCCGACCTCGAAATCACCGTCTACAGCACCCATAACTGGCATGTCGACGAATGTCCCGTAGCCATTGAATGGAAGACGCTGTAACATGTTGGTTGCAATAAGCATAGGCTCGATTGCTTCCTGGATGTTGTTGTTAATGACCTTAGGAACCCACAATGGGGATTCCCACATGGTCAAAACGTCCTTCATCTTCAGTTCTCTGCCATCTGGAAGCTGGTGCTTTGGAGAACGCCAAGCGTACTCAAAGTCCTTGAACTTTACATCAGCCTTTGCGTCCACTTCGTGGAATGGCATCTTCCTAAGCTGATTCATATCTCTAATAGCCATCTTGGTTTACTCCTTAGCGCATGAATAGGCTGATTACGACTTCGCCCATTGTTGACTGTGCTTTATGCATGTTGTCAGGGTATCCGTCAGTTGCCGAACCTGGCATGCGGTCGAGAGCCTCGAAGCCCGGAATCGATGCGTCCCAGCGAGTCTTGACCTTATCAAGGAGAGACTTCGGGTGACGAGTATCGATCTTGATTACCTGACCGACGATACGGTTGTGGTACTTCTTCAAGCTAGCAAGCGCAGCATCTACAGCATCCTGGATGTCAGCCTGGAGTGCACCACCTACAGTGACTGCCTCCGGCTCTGCAACAACGATGTTCGAGTCACGGTCGAATGTTACGCGAGAACCACGGACGAAGTCTGTGATGTCATCAGCAACAGCAACCATCTGACCCTCGATCAACGGATCATACGAATCTACGACTGGGAGGATCAAGCAGTAGTTCGTACGGACTGTCTTTGGCTCCATCTGGAGACGCCAGTGCTCATTACGCTCTAGAGTGCCATCATCCTCTGCCTTGCGAGCTTCCATGCCTGTTGCCGAACCCGTATTGAACAAGTGTGCGTTTGAAGCGCGGCTGATTGTGTCCATCGATGTGCGGAGCCAAGAGCCCGATGCACAACCAATATGATCACCAATCGTAACAGCGAATGTCATAGCACCATCGCAGTCGACTGTCACGTCGCTATCGCTATATGCCTGAAGAGGGTTGCCATCCATTCTAATCATAGAATAGATAACTGGCTCGTTCAGCGTTACTGCAATACCGCGAGAGTTCTTTACACCGTTGTCGACATCTGCCTGTGAGTAGCGGATAAAATCAGCACTGGCATTAGCCGACGTGAAGTTAACGTTGCCGCTTCCCCAGTTTGCCAGACCTTCTGCTGTCTCCTGTTCAATAGCGTAACCGGCTGGAACAAGGAAGCCCATGCTATCAAGAGCTACGACCTTGCCCTGAAGCACAACGTAGTATTCGTTATGCTTCTCGACGAAAAGCTGAAGAGGCAAGTATGGGGCTACGTGTGCATGTAAACGCGGATATTCTGTTGGGCAGAACTCCACGTTTGGGACCATCACGCCGAAGTCTCTTGCGTACCTCTTAATTGTTGGGTTGTAAACTGCCATTTCTTAAATGTCCTCCAAAATTATGGCTGTACGTTGGCTGGGATTAGTCCCTTTGCACGCGCATCCTGAAGATATCTTTTTGCTGCTGACGGACCTTCAGGACCATAGTACTTATCGTAGAAAGTCTCGAAGATTACCTTATACTTGTTTCTATCAACTGCTTCAACTCTTTCTTTCGTGTCTGCAGAGTCAGCTGTTCTTGGATCCTCAACACGTTCGCCAGTTGGCTTGCGTGCTGCGCCATTTACAGCCTGAGCCTTGAGATCCTGTAGAGAATTTCTCAGGGAGTCGATGCTGCGCTCAGTAAAGACTCTTGCCGTCTCGACCTTGTCTTCAATCTTGAAGCCATGAGAGATCTGAGCATCTACGAGAGCGTCAGCGAGCATGCTCTTATAAGCCTTAAGAGTATCAGCCTGTGCTGCAGTGAGAGACTGAACTTCAGCCTTCAGCGAGGCGACACGCTGCTTTAGAATGTCTCTTTCTGTAGTTAGATCAGTAAGCTTATCTGCGTTTGCTTCGTAGACAGCTAGTGCATCTTTTGTGATAGAAACTAGATCGTTTGTTTCATCTGTTGGGGCTGCCGAATCTTCAACGCTTACTTCCGTGGACTCTTCAGCGGGAGAGTCAACAGGGGAAGTAAGTGCTGTGACCTTATCAGTCAGCGACTCAAGGATAGCAGCCTTGGAATCAGAGTCCTCAATCTCCTCGAGCAATGACTTGATTGCTTCGGCGTGCTTGAGGTCTCGTACCGGGAACGTACGGTTGGGTCCAATGAAGACAGAGTCTTCCAGGTCCTTCAAAAGATCGCCGGTAAGGCGTGCAGCACCGTCGAGGTGCTTGGCGATTGCTTCATAATTTGAAGCTGTATCCTTTGTAAGTTCAGTTAGTTTCATTGTTAGTCCTTTTTGGTCAAGTCCCCGATCTTGTTTCATTTCTCCAATTACATTAGCTTGGTGAATGTGTGGGGTATTTGCATTGTTATCCAACTTATTTACATTTGTCCAATCAAAAAGATTATCCGCATCAACATTAGCAGAATCAGTAAGTCTTACGACCGTATCGTTCTTCACCGCGAAGCAGTCTTCAAAGAGAGGATATGCAATAGGTTGGTTCTTCTGGATAGCATCTGCGAAAGTTATGTCGTTGCCGACTTCGATGATCTGAGCTAATTGTGCAGCTGGATGGTTGACTGGTGAAACTTCTTCCCAGTCGTAATTCATCGGGACCTTGACGCACTCAACTCCATCAACAATCTCCCCTGGTTCGTGCTCACAAACCTGACGAGCCCAATCGATTAGCTCTCCTTGCAGTGCACAAGCTGAGCAGTATGCGCTACGAGGGGCCATTCCTGTAGAGACAGTTAGATATCTACCGTCCAAGATTTTACGGATAGCGTCTGGATCTGTTACGTCCCACAATCCTAAGATGTGCCCGACACCACGATACTGGTTGTTCTGGGACATACTCAAGAATGTTGGGATTGTTCCCAGGCGAGCAATCGGCTTGGCCTTAGAATCCTTGAATACTTTCATTATGCCGCCGACACGACTATCAACATTCACTGCTTCATTAGTCGTGTCGATATACCTTACATCTATTACACGGCCAATGGGATCTCTGTCATCTTGGTGGTGGAGCTGAATTGGCTTTGGGTATGGCTTGATAAAGGTGATGGCTGATTTGTAGTGCTCGTCTGGGAGATAGACGGCCTTATTTCTGGTTCGGATACCAGCGAAGGTCATACGGACTTTCGCACGGAGTCTATAACCAGATGGTTCGGTACTGTCCTTGGTCTCGAATAGATGCTGTTTTCCAGCTTCTATGGCAATAGGGGTAGCGACGAAACTAGAGAAGTCTCTAAAGTCGGCTATTGGCTTTGCCCATTTCGAAGGATGAAGTATGTCAGGCATTTGATGGCTCCGGTTCTAGGTCACACTGACAATTTGGATGATAAGGTGGCAAATTCTCAAGTGAGATATCATTCAAGTCAATAACGATGTTATGCCAAATTTGGTAGTCTTCGCCTTCAGGATCGGATTTAACAATAGCT